TGGGCAGGGAAATTTAGTTGTAGACTTCCGAGATATCGTGGATATGAAAGCACTTAGCTACCCTGTCATTTTTGACGCAACTCATAGTGTTCAGCTCCCCGTTGCCGAAGCTTCTACAAGAGGGCAGCGGCAATTTGTTGAACCCCTCGCCGCTGCTGCCCTCGCGGTAGGCGTGCATGGTCTCTTCTTTGAGGTCCACGAGAATCCCGCCAAAGCTCTTTCTGATAAAGAGACACAAATCCCCCTTGCTGATTTCCGGCCCATGCTCGACCGCCTCTTTTCTTGATCTTTTTTGTCCTTTTTTGTCCTTTCCTATTGATTTACCATACGGATGAGTATACGTATGGTCATGGGTTTCACTTTTGTCTCATGCAGGACAAGACAAGACGGGACCCGACAAGACAGGACTCGACACGACATGACAAGACAAGACGCGACATGACCCGACACGACATGACCCGACACGATATGACACGACAGGACCAGACTCGACTTGTTTATCTTCTTAGAAAGGAGGACCCCAGATGTGGAAGTATCAATTTCACCTGAATTAAAATGCGTGCGTTGCGGGCATATGTGGCGGCCTCGGCAAAAACAAGTCCGTAGCTGTCCACGTTGCAAATCCGCTCTCTGGGATATCCCAAAGAGAGAAAGGGGAAAAAATGGCGATGAAATTTGAGGTATTGGAGGCTGTACAAGCGGCAATTAATTTGCTCGTTACTCGCCTAAACAAATTACAGATGGGTGAGACAATAACATATGATGAGCTGAGAACAGTGGCTGCTCTGAGTTCCCTCGACGGCAGTTCTTATGCTCTTAGACAAGCCCGAAAAATGCTCCAAGGAGAAGAAAATAAAGTTTTTCTTTGTTTGCGTGGTCAAGGATTGAAGTACATAACCGATCCTGAGATTGTGTCGAGCACTGAACAAGCTCGAAAGAAAATAAACCGTGCCGCTATACGTGGTCTGAAACGCCACCAATGTACGAATATCATGCAGTTGAGTCCAGAGGAGCAGAACTCTTATCGGGTGCATGCAAGTTTGCTGGCAGTGACACATGACATCACAAAAAGACTAGTTGTCCAACGGCTTGCCGTTCGGATGGCTGAGACACAAGAGGCGATGACCAGAGAAGCAACACTTGAGTTTTTGATGCGAAGTCAGAAGCAACCTATAGAGGTTACGGATACATGATTTTCTTTATCTTGACAGGACAGGACGCGACGAGATCGGACAGGACTGGAGCTGACGATATCTGATAAGACGCGATAAGATTCGACTTGACACAAACGTGAAACCGAGAGAACGGCTAATTCTCCCGGCTTCTAACTGCCCGCAAGGAGAGGACCCATGCGAACTGTAAAAGTACACTTATCATCTGTAACCCTTATGCAGCAACGTCGCCCGATAAGCTTGGCAGAATATCCTAAGTTAAGTGGCGAAACAGCTGATGAATATGAGCGTCGTATCTGGCCAGAAGTTGCACACTGGACTTCAAACAAGCCTGACGCAAAGATGTTCATTCCCGCGATGTCTTTTAAGAAGTCTGTGGCTACGGCTGCCAAGCGAACTCCCATCAAAATTCCCGGGCAACGTAATGCGACATACACGAAGTTTTTTGTCAGTGACGTGATGGTCATGGCTGATGTGGTCTTATCAAACACCCGTAGGTCTGAGGTTGAAGGAGCTTGGGTATATGTCCCTGGACAACCGGGCTCGGGCGGGGGATCGAAGGTGTGGAAATGTTTCCCACAAGCACAGTCTTGGAATGCAGCTGTGGATTTTGCAATTTCAGAGGACATAATCACGAAAGAAGTTTTTGAGCTTTACCTGAAAAAGGCTGGGGCAAGTGTTGGAATTGGTGTCTGGCGTCCTGAAGTAGGCGGGTTGAATGGGCGTTTTATGCCGACCAAGTTTGAATGGAGAGAGGATGTCCAAGAGGATCAATTCTTGAAGAATCTGGCAAAACGGGTTTGAGGATTTATAACGAGACACGACACGATGGGACAAGGCTCGACACGACCTGACACGACGCGACTGGACGCGACGTGACTGGACTCGACACGACGTGACCAGACAGGACCTGACGTGACGCGACACGACCAGACTGGACGTGTTTATCACTCAGACAAGGAGGCTGTTTTTCCTGACGGGACCGGACATGACGCGACATGACACGACGAGACGTGACAGGACATGACAGGACATGACCTGACTCGACATGACGAGACTGGACACGACAAGACTGGACGTGTTTATCACTCAGACAAGGAGGCTGTTTTTCCTGACGGGACCGGACGCGACACGACACGACACGACGCGACTGGACACGACCAGACGCGACACGACATGACCCGACACGACATGACGAGACTGGACACGACTCGACCCGACCAGACAGGACGTGTTTATCACTCAGACAAGGAGGCTGTTTTTCCTGACAGGACCTGACGCGACGCGACGCGACAGGACCGGACGCGACATGACCCGACACGACGGGACACGACAGGACAAGACTGGACTGGACACGACAAGACAGGACAAAACTCGACATGCTCAAAAGCCTGGTTATACCGGGCGCGGCTTTTTTGTGACATACTCCCCCTATGCCTTCTGTGAATGAAACTCTTGTCGACTCGTTTACGACACATGCGGTTGATCTGGCACGAGTCGAGGCAAGTATCCAGTCTGATGTTTTTATTTTGCTCCGTAACTTGGAGCGCAATCTCGTCAAAAACCTTGCCTCCTCCGATCCGACGGGCCCTACTCGGACTGCCTTTCAGCGTCGGCGGCTCCAGTCCCTCTTGACTGAGACTCAGATGACGATTCGCGAGAGTTACCAAGACATACGTCGAATAACCCAGGCATCTGTCACGAGTATGGCGCAGGTAGAACAAACGTTTGTCATCCAATCTCTGAACGAAGCTCTGGGGATAGACCTCGTAACCCCGACACTTGATGCGGCTTCTCTTAAAACTTTGACAACCGATACGCTTATTCAAGGTGCTCCGAGCAAGGAGTGGTGGAAGCGACGAGCCTCTACTTTACAGGATCTTTTTATGGACGAAATGCGACAAGGCATGCTCCAGGGCGAACCGCTGGCTCAGCTGCTGCAACGCGTACGCGGAACACGAGCAGGGGGCTTTAAGGACGGCATTATGCGGGTTTCACGTACTAGTGCGGAACGGCTGATACGCTCCTCTGTCCAGACAGCAGCAAATAAGATTCGTAGTGAGGTCATGAACGAGCATAAGGACATTATAAAGGGGAAGCTATGGCATAGCACTTTAGATGCAAGAACAAGCCTTATCTGTCAAGTTCGTGATGGGAGAGTGTACACACTTGATGATGAGCCGGTAGGGCACTCGTACCCTGCATTGGGCGGCGCAGGCGCTGCACATTTTTCTTGCCGTTCGGCCTGGGTGCCACAAACAAAGTCTTGGGCGGAATTGTCGAACAGTCAGGCAGTGACGGTTAATGGCCGCCGTTCGTCTATCCGCAAATCCTATGAGCGGCGTATGGGACAAGCAGGTTTCACTGATGCCGAAATAAAAGAGCGGATTTTCCAGGCTCGATCTTCCATGGATGGGCTGGTCCCTCGTACAACCACTTTTCCTACCTGGTTGCGGCAAAAAGATGCTGCCTCTCCTGGTTTTGGCGCGCAGGTTCTTGGGCCTACACGCTGGAACTTATGGAGGAGTGGGCAGCTCAGTTTCACCGACCTTGTGGATTTCAAAGGTCAGCCTCTTACTGTGGCTGCTTTGCAACAGAAATTGGCCGCTCAGACGGCGTAGTCTCTTCTTTTTTTCTCTTTCTCGGGGTGTTCCAGTACGGGCTTCGGCATCGCGGACAGGTGAGCGGGGTCGCTTGTGGCCGTGGCGCCCATTCATGTGTGCATCGTATGCAGACTTGGATTTTAATCCTTGCTGAAATAGTCGAGTAACTGAGATTTTTCATGGCGTGACAGGATAGGGTTTGGTCAGGCACGGCATGGTCTGGAAAAGGGCAGCAGGATAAAACCCTGCTGCCCTTTTTTGCGTTATCGATTGACATTCCCCCTCTTTTCTTTTTAAAATGCAGATAAACAAACCCCGTTTTCGGTCGGGGTCTGTGTTTGCTGGTTGCACACCAAACACTGCTCAACCGTCTGTGGCGTGTTGAGACGCAGATAAGCTCGGGCGTCTGTGGCGTACCGGGAAAGGATAAAGAATGGCAATAGCCCCATTTGTAGAGACCCTTGACGGTGTAGAGGAGGCGTTTAAGCCGCTGTATGTAGAGACGGAAGGCGGATTCTTGCTCGATGCAGAAATGGATAAACATCCTAGTGTTGTGACTCTAAAGACGGCACTCGATCAGGAACGAGAAAAGCGCAAAAAAGCCAATGAAGCGATAGGAAAGTTCAAGGACGTCGACCTGACTAGGTGGGCGGCCTTATCAGCTATGTCTGATGAGGAACTTTCGGCGTTTCATACGTGGCAAGAAAAACAGACGGACGGATCGGACGACGGGAAAGGCGACGATAATTTTGAAGAACGGCTGGACCGTGTCACACGAAAGATGCGGGCAGATCACAAGAAGGAACTGGAAGCCCGAGACGGCCGTATTGGAGAACTCGATACGGAAAAAGAACGGCTGAATAGTGATCTTCGGAACTTCAAAATCAATCAGCGGCTTCTTGCAGTAGCGCAAAAGAAAGGTGCTCAAGACCCTCAAGATTTTCTTCTCCGTGCAAACGGGGTATGGAAAATGGATGAGGACGGTGAGCCTGCCGCCTATGATGATCTCGGCGATCTGATCCGAGGTCCCGATGGCGTAAAAAAGATCAGTATGGAAGAATGGATAGATGGGATTGGCGCAGAGGCCAAGTACCTATTCAAATCAAGTGCTGGTGGCGGCGCAGGTGGCAGTGGAAATGGAGACAGCAAAGGCAATCGGGCACACTCAAAAAAAGAATTGGGCACGCCTGAGAGAAAAGCTGCTTTCATTGGTGAGTATGGGCAAGATGCGTATCTAGATCTCCCGTCCGGTGAGTAATACGAAACCTTTGGTGTGGGGATATCGAGATGATCTGTGGCAATTGGCAAAGCAAGTGATTTTACCATCTATGATGAGGAGTTCTTTGGCGGTTTTACCGAAATCCAGCAACAGATGTCGGATGCGTTTAATAGCGCAAGCCGAAATGGGCTGCGCCTTCAGCCGTTGCGTCGTAAAGGCGACTACGAGAAAGAGAGTTTCATGCAGGAAGTATCGAGTCTAATCACACGACGCGATACGACCAGCGTAGCTACTGCTACGGACTTGGCGATGACCCAAGATGAGTTTATCGGCGTGAAGATCAATCGAAAAATTGGCCCTGTCTCCCAGACGCTTGACGCGTGGCGGAAGATATCAGAGAACCAACAGACCATGTCGTTTCTCTTGGGGCAGCAGATTGCGAAAGCCGTTATGGTTGATTATGTCAACATGGCTGTTTCAGCCGGTGTGGCGTCCTTACTCGGGCAAACAGCCTTGACCCATGATGCCTCGACTGGGGCAGGGACTGATACCATGTCCCACACATTACTTCTGAGTGCCCTGGCTAAGTTAGGTGATGCAGGTGGCCGAGTTGTAGCTCTAGTCATGCACTCGAAACCATACTATGACCTCATGAAACAAGCGATTACCGATAACATAGTTGATGTTGCCGGTGTATCAATTAACACCGGTGATATTGCGTCTTTTGGCAAACCAGTGATCGTGACCGACAGTACGAACCTGGTGGAGACTTCTGGTTCTTCGGAATCAGTCTATCGGACCTTATTGCTTGTAGAGGATGCGGTTCGTGTCCAAGAGTCGGAAGAACGCGATGTGTTGAGTGAACCTGTCACTGGGCTAGAGAACTTGGCATTTAGAATCCAGGGGGAGTTTGCGTTCAATCTTCGTGTGCGGGGTTTTAAGTGGGATACCACTAATGGGGGATCGAATCCGACTGACGCAGCTGTTGCAACCTCAACGAACTGGGACCTGTCTGCCTCAGATACTCGATCAGGTCCAGGGGCCTTGCTTATAACTGATTAACCCATGTCCGGGGCAGGCTTTCAAGTCTGTCACTTGGTGACTTTCGGCGTCATCACGCCCCCCCCCTATGAGTCTCACGTTAGGCTCACCGTAAGTT